AGATCGCATTCCATTCCGATTCCATCATCCCCAGCAGCCCGACGACCGCGCTGACCCGCGCCCGACTGACCCCGCACATCCGCGCAACCGCCGCCAGATCCTCGACCTCCCCGGACCGCACCAACCCATCGATCCAGTAGGCGAGCGCGAGATTCCTGGCCCGCCGCGCCGCCCGGTCCACCCGCAGCCGCTCGGCCTTCACGCCCGGCTCCGGCGCGGGCCTCGGCGCCGGCCTTCGGGCGATGGCCAGCTTGAACTCGACCCGCAGTTCGTCGCTCACGCCGTCACCTCCGCAGCCTGCTCGATTTCCTCGGCCAGCGAGCGGATCCCCGTCGGCCTGAAGGTGATCGCCACGGTTTCCCGCGCCGCGTCGAAGTCGATCCGCTCGACGAGCAGGGCGATGATGCGTTCGCGCTCGGCCGGGAAGAGCACGTCCCACACCGGGTCAAATAGGGAAAGCGCCTTGGCGAGGTCGCGGCGGTCAATCGAGGCGGTTTGGAGGATGGCCAACTCCTCACCGACCTCCACCAGCCGGGCTTCGATCTTCCCTATCTGATCCCCCGCGTCCCCGCGGTCCTTTAGGCGGAGCACCTCCCGGTCGAGGCGGCGGCGCTCGGCGGTGAGGGCCGGCGTCCGCGTCTTCTGGATGGAGCGCACCTGCGCCAGCGTCTCGGCCACCAGCGCCGGGTCCCGCCCGACGCACTTGATCCTCTCCACGACGGCGGCCTCGATCTCGCCAGCCGGCAACGACGGATGCGGGCAGTTGCGCCAGCCGGCTTTCGCGGCGTGGTTGCAGACGTAGTACTTGAACGCCTTCCCGTTCCGCCGGGTCACCGACGGCGACATGGCGCAGCCGCACGCCGTGCAGTGCAGCAGGCCGCGCAACAGGTGCCCGTAGCGGTTCTTCGCCCTCGCTCCGCCGCTGACGTTGTTGCCGGCCAGCGCCGCCTGCACCCGCTCGTAGATCGCTTCGTCCACGATGCCGGGGTGCTCGCCTTCGTAGACCTGCCCGTGGTGGCTGACCTTTCCTATGTAGAGGGGATTCCCGAGCATGCGACTCAGGTGCGCCTTGTTGAAGGGGACGCCCTCATGGAAGGTGCCGTCGCGCGTGGCCCACGACTTCGTTCGCCATCCGCGCCTGTTCAGTTCCGCGGCGGTCGCCTGCAAGGAGCGGAGGTCCAGGTAGAGAAGGAAGATCGCGCGGACGGTCTCAGCCTCCTCCTCATTGACCAGTAGCTTCCCGCCATCCGGATGCACGTCGTACCCGAGCACCGGGAAGCCGCCCGTCCACTTTCCCTTCCGCCGCGCCGCCCCCATCTTGTCCCGCGTCCGGTCGGCGATCATCTCCCGTTCGAACTGGGCGAAGGACAGGAGGACGTTGAGCATGAGGCGGCCGCTGGAGTCGGCCGTGTTGATGGGCTGGGTGACCGACACGAACATGACCTTCCGGCGGTCGAAGACCTCGATGAGCCGCGAGAAGTCCAGTAGGGAACGGGAGAGGCGGTCGACCTTGTAGCAGACCACGGCGTCGATCAGCCCGGCCTCGATGTCCGCCATGAGCCGCTTCAGCGCCGGCCGCTCGACGTTCCCCCCAGAGTACCCGCCGTCGTCGTATCGCTCCGGCAGGCAGACCCACCCCTCGTGCTTCCGACTCAGGACGAAAGCCTCGCCAGCCTCGCGCTGGGCGTCCAGGGAGTTGAACGCCTGGTCGAGGCCCTCGTCGGTGGACTTGCGGGTGTAGATCGCGCAGCGAACGGGCGCAGTCACCTTAGCGAAGTCAGCTTTGCGGATCACTGCTCGTCCTTCTCCCCGGAGGATTTCCCCCCTACGGGACGCTCGGCCTGCCGCTCGGCCAGCCTCGCGAGGAGGTCATTTAGCCGGGAAATCTCACGGACCAGTGCCGGGATCGTCCGCTCGTAGAAGTCCCGGCCCATGGCGGTTTGGTGGAAGGGGGTCTCGCTCATGGCGTCTCCTTTCTTGTCAGCCCGAAGAACGCCACGCCCGAGCAGTGGCTGGCGGTGATGGCCTTGGCGACCGCGGACAGCGAGCGGTAGATCTCCCCGGCGTACTGGAAGCCGCCGTCGACGACGGTGACCGTGACGCGCGTGCCCTTGTAATCGCGGGCCAGCACGGTGCCGACCTTGGGCGCCTTCGCGGCCCGCACCGGCGCGGGTTGCTTAGTGGAAGAAGGGGCGGGGGCCCGGTTCGCCCGTGACCCCCGGAACCATTGAGACGGTGGCGTCGTGCGGAATTCCTCCTGAAGCTCGTGGAGCCGTGCCTTCGCATCGGGGGAGAGATCCCCGCCGAAGTGTCGTCGCTGCAGCTCCCAGGCGATGCGCTTGATCAGGTACTGCTTGTTGCGCTGGTCGGTCGGCTTGCCGAACAGCTCCTCCCATTTCACGCGAAGCTCGGCGACGCTGAGATGGGTGAGCGCCACGACCTGCGCCGCGATGCTGGGCTCGGCCATTACTTGTCCTCCGCCGTGGCGCGCTTCCATAAACCGAAAAACGCCGGGCCCGAGATCGCCTTGTAGCCGGTGATCTGCTTCGCGATCGCCGTGAGGCTCGAGTAGGTCGTGCCCTCGTGGCGGAGGCCCTCCTTCGTGATCTCGACCACGACCTCCTTGCCGTGGTAGCTGCGAGTCAGCTTCTGGCCGACGGCGGGGAGCGTCAGCGTGCCGGCCACCGACTTGGCGGGGTGCTTCGGCGCGGCCGTCGCGGGCGCCTTCTTCGACGTGGCCTTCTTCGCGGCAGCGGCCATCGCGGTCCCGCCGGCCTTCTTGGTGTTCTTCGTGGACATGGCTAACCCCTTTCGGTGGAGTGAGTTGCGGGGGTGTCCCGCCATCGATACATCACTCTGGGGGCGGTCCATAGCCAGTCAATTTGCGGTTATCTGCCGACTCTAATTTGGCCTGCTCACGCGATTTAGCGGATCGGTGGCGCAGAAGGCGCAGGTAGCCGATCGCGAGAATGGCTGCGAGCTCCTGTCTGGTGCGATTGCTGGCCAAGTGACCGGGCCTCCGTGTCGGGCTTCTGGCTGGAGATATCGCTAAATCTATTTTTAGCAAATGTCAAACATAAAGTATTGACATGCGCTGGCCGCGCCCTATTCTGAGCCTATTCACGGACCAGTGAGCCGAAGGGGGCGCTGAATGGAGCGGACGAGATTGCCGCACACCGATAAGGAGCAGCGGCTGCGCACGGCGGAGCTTCTCTTGAAGCAAGCGCAGCGCAACGGAGGCACGGCGAAGGAGCTCGCAGCGTTCCTGCGCGTCAGCCCCGCCACGGTTTCGCATTGGAAATCTTGTGATGGTGCGCAGCGCCGCCGCGTGGCCGCTCCCACAGACGCTCAGTTGTCGAAGCTCGTCGGCTACATCTGGTGGCTCGTCGAGAAGAACCTCGAGGGACTTCAGGATCTGGCCAGGGGCTACCGTCTGCGCAGCCGCGAGCGCAGTCTCTTCCTGTGTGCGATGGACGAGGCGTTTACCAAGCAGGCCCAGTGGTGGAGCGAGGAACGTAAGGCGACGCAGCAGGGCCTGGAGGACCTCGTCGCTAAGGCCCGCGAGCTCTACGAAGAAAAGGGCGCTGCGGGGCTGCCTGTTGAGATGTTGCGCTCTCTGTACAACCTGAGCGGCATCCCGGAGCCGGAGGACCTCGAAAGCGGGGAAGTCAATTTCGACCGGCTGTGTCCGCCGGCAGATTGGATCGAGCAGTTCTGCAAGACGGCGAAGCTGTCCGTAGAGTACTTCATGGCCGAGCGCGAAGAACAGCGAGCTAGGGATGCCGGTCTGCGGTTGGATCCGACCGCCCCGGAAGCAGAGGACCCAGCGGAGTAGAAACGCCGGCGACGGTGCTGTCACACCGCCGCCGGCTGTACGAGAAAGTGCCCGAGACTCGCGACGGCTAGGCAATAGCGTCCTCGAGGTTCCCCGCAAAGGGGATCGCGAACACAGTCCTCGTTGCGTCCATGGTAAACGTCCATGGCCGGCAAGGCAACCGGGACGGCGCGGCCGCGCGAGAGGGGGCACTAGGAGAACCCTCAACAGGAAGGAGCCGCGTATGGCCCCGGAGCACCCGCCAGGCGAAAGCCAGCTACAAGAGCCCGGTCCGCAGCCCGACCCGGTCGAGCAGGACCCGAGAGACCTCACCATTGACCCCGAGTTCCACGCGCTGATTCCGCCGCCCACTAGCGATGGGCTGGCAGGACTGGAGGCGTCGATCGTCGCCGAGGGATGTCGCGACAAGCTCCTTGTGTGGAACGGCGTGCTCGTCGATGGGCACAACCGGTATGAGATCTGCCACAGGCACGGGATTCCATTCCAAGTCACGAATCGCGAGTTCAGCGACCGCGCCGCCGCCATGGACTGGATGATCGCGAATCAGCTCGGGCGGCGGAATCTCACGCCTGACCAGTTCACGATCCTGCTCGGTAAGCGCTACAACGCGCAGAAGGAGACTCGCGGAGGTAATCGACGATCAAAGGGACAAAGTGACCCTTTGAACACGGCGAGCACTCTCGCCCGGCAGCATGGCGTTTCGGCGAAGACGGTCAAGCGCGCCGCCGGTGTCGTCAGCTCGCTTCCCGAGTCCAAGATCGTCGATGTCATTCAGGGCAAGACGACGCTGCGCCAGGCGAAGCGCGAGTTGCGCGGCCAGGCGCGCGACAAGCAGCACGCCCCGAATGCCCGGCTCGCGAAACAGACGGACAACCTGGTTAAGTCCGGCGTCAAATACGCCACGATCGTCATTGACCCGCCCTGGGGTGGGGATGGCAGTGGCGGAGCGGGTCAGGCGATGCAGCCGGCCGATGTGCACGGTCTGCCCGTCGCCGACCTCGCCGCCGCCGACTGCCACCTGTACCTGTGGGTTCCGAACGAAAGCCTGCCCAGCGGAATCGCGCTTCTCAAGAAGTGGGGGTTTCGCTACGTCACCTGCCTGACGTGGATCATGTCGTCGCGCGAAGCGTGCGGCCTCTTCTGTGGGTTCTCAGAGCAGGTCCTATTCGCGATCCGGGACACACAGCAGTTCTCGCGGGGCGACCTCGGGACCGTAATCTACGCACCGGCCGATCCTGGCGGACGCGGCAGCAGGCCGGGAAGATTCTACGACGTGGTCGAGTCGTGCAGCCCCGGACCGTACCTGACGATGTTCGATGGGCGCCCGCGCGACCGGTGGACACCGTGGGAGCCGGATGGGGGCGGGAAGGAACGCGGCGTCACCGTCCCCGTCATCCCTCCCTGTTCTCCCCTCCCCACGGCAGGGGCCATTGTAGAGAAGGCCGTGCCTGCCAACACACCCGCGCCCGCGGCTGCGAAGGCCAAGGAGATCCGGCCCGCCGCTCGCGCCGTCCTTGAGCCTGAGCGCCTCGCCCGCCTCCTGGCCGGCCTTATCCGAAAGCGCGATCCCGAGGCCGACGTGCCGACTCGAAGGGGCCCCGGAAAGCAGTCGCAGCTCATCAGCTGGTGGCGAAAAGTCGAAGATCTCAACATCAAGGACGGCCACGACTGGCCCGAAATCGAGCGCATCATCCTCTGGTGCCAGGCCGACGCGTTCTGGCAGGCCAAAATCCTCGACCCCAAAAAGTTGCGCAAGCACTTCGCCGAGCTGGTCGCGGCTGCCGACCAGGCCGGCGGGGGCAAGCCGGTCACGGCGCCCGCGCCGGTGTCCAACGCTGACAAGCCGAGGCCCCAGGAGGTCGACCATGTCTAATGGCCGGGACGCACGATCGTGTCCGTTCCAGCCCGCCGCCGAAACGGACCGGCGCCTCAAGCTCTTCCTGTGGGGCGACAGCGGCGTGGGCAAGACCACGCTGGCGCTGCGCTTCCCGGGTGCGGTCGTCATCGATATGGAAGGCGGCACGGAGCACTACGGGGGCGTCTTCAACTTCGACGTCCTGAAAGCGACCACGGCCGACGAGGTCACTGCCGCCGTGGAGTGGCTGCGGACCAAGCCCCATGCCTACCGCACGCTGGTTATCGATCCGGTGACCCTCTTCTGGGACGCTCTCCAGAGCAAGTGGGGCCGGGTCTTCCTGCAGCGCAACAAGGGTGGCAAAGGCCACCACGGCGACTTCTACGAGCTGCAGCCGCGCGACTGGGTCACGCTCAAGGCCGAGTTCAAGGAGCTCGTGCGCAAGCTGATCGCGCTCGACATGAATGTGATCCTGACCGCGCGCCAGAAGGCCCAGTATTCCGACGCCGGTTTCATGCGGGTCATCGGCGAGACGTTCGATGGCGAGAAATCGCTCCCCTACTTGTTCGACACCATCCTGCACCTGACCCGCGACGAGTCGGGCCACTTCATGGCCGAGAACCTGAAGGACCGCACCAACAAGCTCCCACGCGGCAAGTTCGAGGTATCCTATGACCTGATCGAAAAGTGCCTCGGCACCGACACGCTCACCCGCGAGGCCGCCCCCCTGCACCTGGCCGCGCCCGAGCAGGTCGACCGCATCCGACAGTTCATCGCCTCTTCCGGTATGAAGCAGGAGCAGGTCGCGCAGCGCCTGGCCGCCTATGGCGCCGCGTGCATCGAGGACCTCACCGAAGATAACGCCCAGATGATCCTGGACAAGTTCGCCACCGCGACCGCGGGCAAGACGCCGGCGGCCACCACCATCAAGTAGGAGGAATACCCATGCCGAAGATCGACTTCAACAACGTCAGCGCGATCGCCGACTTCGCGCCCCTGCCCGACGGGGAGTACGTGTGCCGCCTGGGCGACATCGAGACGGACGCCACGCGCGCCGGCGACCCGATGTGGAAGTTGCGCTGGATCGTCGAGAGCAGCGAACACGCCGGGCGGATCCTGTTCGACAACCTGGTCTTTTCTGCGAAGGCCATGCCGCGGGTCAAGCTGGTCTGCGCGTCCTGCGGCCTGGATGTCTCCGGGGAGATCGACCTGGAGCCGGCCATCCTGATGGACAAGCACGTCCGCGTGACGACGTACGTCGAGGAGTACACCGACGAGCACGGCACGACCAAGGCTCGCAACCGGATCCCGTTCGACGGCTACGCGGCGGTCGGTGGCAGCGACGGCAACTGCCCGTTCTGAGTGAGGGTCCCGTAGGGAAGGATGGCGTGCCCGTGGACGATTTCATCATTGCCGTCGATACGCGAGAGCAGATGCCGTACGCGTTTCCCGGCGCGGTCACCATGACCCTGCCGACCGGCGACTACTCGATCGTCGGGCTCGAAGACCGCGTCACGATCGAGCGGAAATCGAAGCCCGATGCGTATCGCTCCTTGGGCCACGGGCGCGCCAGGTTCCGCCGCGAGGTTGAGCGCCTGGCGCGCCTCGACTACGCCGCAATCGTCATCGAGGACACCGTGCCGGGATTCCTTCAGCGGCCGGCGCACTCGAAGATGAATCCCCGGTCGGCCATCAGCTCGCTGTTGGCCTGGTCCGTCCGCTATCGGGTCCCGGTGTTTTTCGCCGGGGATCGAGATCATGCCCGTGCCCTCACCCAGAAGCTGCTGCAGATGTATTGGAAGTACCGTGGGGAGGTGCGCGATGGGCACGCCCAGTGACGCGTGGGTCCAGTACCGAGCCGAGGTCGAGGCCCTGCTCGATCTCAAGAAGATCTTCAGCGACATCCAGAACGCGAAGCCCTCGGGCAATGGTCACATGCTCGGCCTGTGTCCGTTTCACGATGACCATGGCCCGTCCTTCGGCTTCAGCACAACGACAGGATGCTGGCAGTGCTTCGCCGAGGACATCAAGGGCGGACCCTTCGATTACCTGATGCGGCGGTCCGGTAGGGAGTTCAAGGAGGTGCTGGTCGAGATGGGAGACAGCCTCGGTCTGCCGCGGCCGTCGGCCAACGGCGATGGCACGGGGCAGGTCGCCTACGACTACCGGGATGAGGGCGGCGCAATCCTCCACCAGGTCCTGCGCGGCCCGGGCAAGAAGTTCTGGCAGCGCAAACCCAATGGCAGTGGCGGCTGGGTGAACAACGTCAAGGACGTCCGGCTGGTGCCGTACCGCCTCCCGGAGCTACTGGCCCGGCCGACCGAGACGGTGTTCATCGTGGAGGGAGAGAAGGACGCCGACCGGCTCCATGCCGCCGGCCTGCTCGCCACGACGAATTCCGGAGGGGCCGGGAAGTGGCGAGAGTCCCATAGCGAAAGCCTGCGGGGGCGGGACGTCGTCGTCATTCCGGACAACGATGCACCGGGGCGCGCCCACGCCCTCCAGGTCGCAAACGCCCTGACCGGCATCGCCGCGTCGATCAAGATCGTGGCCCTGCCCGACGTTCCCGACAAGGGGGACATCTCCGACTGGCTGGGCGCCGGGCACGGGGTGACGGAGTTGCAGGATCTGGTCGAGAGGGCCGAGCCCTGGACGTCAGATAAGGAAGACATCGGGGGCTGGCCGGTGATCCTCGTCGACGACCGCCAGCAGCGCGACATCGTGGCCGAGTCCTGGCGTGCCCTGTTGGCCCGGAACGATCCGCCCACTCTGTTCCTCTTCGCCGGCAAACTCGCGCGACTGGTGCCCGAGGACGGCGGGGTGGGCATTCAGGTGCTGGATCGCGCCGCCGCGTACGGCGCGCTCATCCGCGCCGCCAACTGGGTCTGCCAGCGCGGCGAGCACCTGCGCGACCACAAGCCGCCCGCCGAACTTGCCGGCGACCTGGTCGCCAATCCCCACCCCGATCTGCCGCCACTCGAGGCCATCCTGACCACGCCTGCCTTCGACGCCAGTTGGCGGCTGCTGAACACGCCAGGCTACCACCGCCAGGCCTGCGTCTGGCTCCACCTGACGGGGGATCCCGCGGCCTACGACGTGCCGACGCAGCCGACGGCTGAAGAACTGGCGACCGCCCGCAACCTGTTGCTCAACGACCTGCTCGTCGATTTCCCGTTCACGGCCGACAGCGATCGGGCCCACGCCGTGGCGGCCATCCTGCTCCCGTTCGCCAGGCGCATGTTCGAGGGCCCGACCCCCATCCACCTGCTCGAAGCGCCCAGCCCGGGATCGGGCAAGAGTCTGCTCGCCGATCTCATCGGCATCATCGCGCTGGGCGAGACCGCCGGCGCCACGACGCTGACCCGGGACGAGAATGACACCCGCAAGAAAATCACAGCCCTGCTGGTCCGCGGTCGCGCCGTCATTTCGATCGACAACGTGGAGGGGGGCCTGTCGTCCTCGCAGGTCGCCTCGGCGATCACCACGGAAAAGTGGGACGACCGGGTCCTTGGCCTGAGCCAGATGGTCACCCCGCCCAACCGAGCCCTGTGGCTGATCTCGGCCAACAACCCCAACCTCTCCCTGGAGATCGCTCGGCGCTGCGTCCGCATCCGCCTCAATCCCGCCGAGGAGCAGCCCTGGACGCGCACGGGGTTCAAGCACGACCCGATCCAGCAGTGGGCGAAGCAGAACCGTCCGGCGCTGGTACGCGCCGTTCTGGTCATCATCCGCAGCTGGATCGCCGCAGGCGCACCACAGGGCCCCCAGACGCTCGGATCGTTCGAGGGCTGGTCACGGACCGTCGGGGGGATGATCGCGCACCTGGGGCTGCCTGGTTTCCTTGGCGACGCTGCCGAGTTCTACGCGGCGGCCGACTCCGAGTCCGGGGAATGGGCCGCCTTCGTAGCCGCGTGGTGGGGCCGGCACCGCGGGAGCCCCGTAAAGGTTACAGAGCTCTTGGACCTGGCGAACGACAGCGACCTGGTCGCGTTCGCGTGCACGGGCGCGTCCGAGCAGGCGCGTAAGGCGAAGTTCGGCAAGTCCCTCAACAGTCTGCGCGACCGGAAATTCGGCGACGTGGAGGTTGTGATCTCCAAGGACAGCCACAGCAAGACGCGTCAGTACAGGCTGCGGTCTCTCGGGGCGGAGCTGTTCCCGGTAGGGGAGGAATCCCAATGATCAAGAAGCGCGGGGTGTTGCGGGGGGCCTGCGGTGGCTCGGGAACGAACCACCCGCAAAGTAACATTCCTCCCAATAGAGAGTTACGGGGCTTGCAGTATGTTGCAGTATGTATCTTCCTATACTATATGCGTACGCGCGCGCACGCGCACGCGCACGCGCGCATGATGGCGCAGTGGTATCAGGCAGAATCCCCGCAACACCGCGCAGATGGTCCCTTCACTTCCTTAAGTGACATCCGCCCGCGCGCTTGCGCTTGCGGGGCGTCTGCCGTGCGCGGGCGACAACACCTCGGAAACCGCCCGCAGACACTCCGCGGGGCCTGGGGGTGGGCATCGTGAAGATGTTCCGCGCCCTCCCGGCCTACTTCGGCGGCAAGCGGCGCCTGCTCGGCCCGATCTTTCGACCCCTACCAGGACCTGGCGTGGCCCCGGTCTTCATCGACCCGTTCCTGGGCGGCGGGGCAGTGTCCCTGTACGCCAAGGCCCGCGGGTACCGGGTGCTCTGCAATGATGTCGCCCAACGGTCCTACGCCGTCGGGCAGGCCCTGATCGCCAACGATCACGCCACCCTGAGCCGCGACGATCTCGTCCGGCTTTCCGTCCCCATCAAGGAGCAAGGCTATGCGGAGACCCACCTGGCCGGACATACGCTTCCTTGCGCTCATGCTGTGTTCGTTGATGTTCTTTTGGCTCGCGCTCGTCTCTGCGACTCGGTGACACGTTGGCTTGCAATGTTACTCGTCGTGAAGCACGTCCTGAGGGTGCGACCCATGGGAAACTTCGGGGCACGTCGCATCATGGAGCAGGCGGTCGCGGGCGACTGGGAGTCAATGAACCCGTCGTTCGTCCGTGACCTCGTGTCGCGTGGCGTGCCGCGGCACCCGATCCGGCTGGCCGAGACGCTGCGGGAGCAGATCAACGCCGGGGTGTTCGCGAACGGCCAGGTCAATGAGGCACACCAGGGCGACGCGATCGACTTCCTGTGCGGGGTGCGTGGCGACATCTGCTACTTCGATCCGCCCTACTCGGGCACCACGAGCTACGAGCGCGCCCTGGCGCCGCTGGACGACCTGCTTCGTGGCGGGCCGGTGGACGAG